TGGTTACATTAACATTTGTATCTGCACTCCCAGCGTGATAAACTCAGTAGAAACAATGGATAAGGGTTAATATGAGCAACTTGGCGGAACTAGGCACTATGCCTGAGATACTGCGTATTGAGAAAGAAATATTAGCTATGCCTCAAGTTGAGTTGCCTATAGAGCATTTCCATATCAAAGGTGTGTATGTTCGTAAAGGATTTATACCTGCAGGGACTATATTAACAGGCAAAGTGCATAATTTTGAAAGCATAAGCATATTAGCTCAAGGCACATTACGCATTACTAATGGCACCACTTCTTATATTATATCGGCTCCACATACATTTGTAGACCAAGCGGGTATTAAACGCTTAGGTTATGCTGAAACAGACTGTACATTTATTACTATACACCGAACAGATAACACAGAGATTGAAGACATAGAATCTGAACTCACCTCTGATACCTTTGAAGAATATGAACAGCAACTGCTGTTAGGAGAATACTATGTTTGCAATTAGTGCAGCAGCAACAGCAGCAGCAACAGCAGTCGCAGCGTCAGCAGGTGTGGCAGGGGGTGTTAGTGTAGGGGGAGCTTTGGCAGCAGCAGTAGGTGCAGCCGCAATACCAACAGCCGCTGCAGGGTTAGGAACAGGTGCGGCGTTAGGTGCTGCGGCTGCAGGTATCGGTGCAGGGGCGTTAACTGGTTCTGCAATAGGCGCGGGGCTTGGCGCTGGTATTGCAGGTATAACCGGAGGTGACGTTGGTAAAGGTGCTTTATCTGGGGCAGTTACGGGAGCTGTTGGTGGGGGTATTGCTCCCGGTTTAGGTGGAGTAGCGTCAGGTCTTGGCTCTACAGCGGGTGGAGCACTTACCGGAGGTATTACGGGCGCTGCGGGCGGTGCCGCTGGTGCAGCAGCTACAGGTGAAGATGTTGGTAAAGCCGCTCTAATGGGTGGAGCTATCGGAGGCATTGGTGGGGGAATCGGTGGTTATATGAATGCAGGGGATGACGCAAGTACCCTAGCTGATGTAGCAGACGAAGGTGGGTCAACTGCAAAAGTGGGCGCTAGTGAGGGAATTAAAATAAGTCCTGCCGATCTTCCTCAAACAGCATTAGGTCCTGATATACCTATAGCTTTTGAACCTACACCAGCGGCTATGTCATCAGGAGAAATGTCTTCAGCTCTTAGACAACCTATAACCACTAGTGCTCCCCCTATGGGAGTAGGTTCATATGGTAGTAATACTGCAGCTATTAATTCTGTAAATGCAGGTCCATCCGTAACAGCGGCTACGCCTTCAACAGAGGGTCTTGGTGGATATATAGACAAAGGTATCAAATTAATCAAAGACAACCCTGCTATAGCAATGCAAGTAGGGGGCGCAGGTCTTTCTTTGATGGGTGGGGAATCTGAACAAGAAAAAAAACCTAAGACGGTGTATCCTTATGCCCCATCTACGTACGTGCCCCCACCTATTCAAGAAACAACAATACCTCAGTATTATAATCCAACAGGCGGCTACACCGGATATGCTGAAGGTGGAGCAGTTGATGGTGTCCAATCAAACGGGCAGATGAACCCTATTGTAGCTAGAGCAATGCAGTTGGTACAAGTACAACAACCTCAAGCTTCTCAAACACCTACTCCACAACCTCTTGCTCCACAAGGAATAATGAGTGCGCAGCAACCTATGATGCAACAGCAACCTATGATGCAACAGCAACCTATGGGTCAACCTATGCAACAACCTATGATGCAACAACCTATGATGCAACAACCTATGATGCAACAACCTATGGGTCAGCCTATGGGCCAGCCTATGGGTGGTATCACACAACCTACTCAAGCAGCGGCAGGTGGTGGTATGATGAGAGATAACTTAGGTGGTTACTCACATGGAGGTATTGCAGGTTTAACTAGAGGTCCGGGTGATGGTGTTAGTGACTCGATCCCTGCTCAAATAGGAGATAGTGGAAGACAACCTGCAAGGCTTGCAGATGGAGAGTTCGTTATTCCTTCACGTATTGTATCTGAATTAGGCAATGGTTCTACTGAAGCTGGAGCAAAAGCCTTGCAAGCAATGGTGGACAGGATACAAACACGCAGAAGTAAAACTGTAGGTAAAGGCAAAGTTGCTGTAAACTCAAGAGCACGTAAAGAGTTAGCATGAACTTAAAAGTACAGCATGTAGAAACTAATTACATACACCAAGTATGGCCTCTTGTTGAACCTTGGTTTATACCTGTATTTGAGAAGAGTGCCATATCTGATTATTATTCTATAGATAACCTTAAAGACTATCTTATTCGCGGTGAACATACCCTAGTTGTAGCTAGTGATGATGAAGGTGTGATACACGGAGTTATAAGTTTACAGTGGTTAAATTTACCAAAAGCTAGAATTGCATACGTTGCAGCTATAGGTGGTAAGTTTATTGCTTCAAGAGAAACCAACCAAGAGTTTGTGAACTGGGTTCGCACTATGGGTGGTACAAAAATTCAAGGTTACGCCAGAGAATCCATAGCTCGTTTATGGAAACAAAAATTAGGGTACCGTCCCGCACATATTGTTATGGAGTTAGATGTATGATATTTAAAATAAGCAGTCTTCACAAATTCTTTTTCACATACATTTGCCCTAGATTTTATGGTGGAGCGCCATCAACTCCTAGCGAAACTACGCAAACAACAAATCAAAATACTATACCTGCGGAGTTAATGCCCTATATGATGGACGTCCTTAATAAAGGGCAGGGGTTAACTAGTCAGACATACAAACCTTTTAGTACCAATGCGCAAGACTATGTTGCAGGATTTAGCCCTCTGCAACAGCAAGCTCAAAAAGGTGCGGCTAACTTGCAAATGCCGGGTCAATTTGGACAAGCATCACAGTTAGCTGGAGCGGCTGGGATGGGCTCTATGATGGCGGGACAAAACTACGCCAATCAAGCTACTGATCCAAATGCTGTAGGGAAGTATATGAACCCCTATTTAAAACAGTCATTAGACCCACAGTTACAGTTATTAAACCAACAGTTTGGTATACAAGGAGCACAGCAACAAGGCGCAGCAACACAAGCTGGAGCCTTTGGTGGAAGCCGTGAAGCATTAAGCAGTGCAATGACTAATCAAGGGCAAGCTTTGGCCCAACAACAAATGATAGGCCAAGGTTATAACCAAGCTTTTAGTCAAGCTCAAAACGCACAACAATTTAGCGCAGGTTTGGAGTTACAAGGGTATGGTCAAGGTATTCAAGCTGCAGGTCAGCTTGGTGGTTTAGGTACTGCACAATTAGCTGCACAAACTGGAATAATTGATACGCAAGGTAAGTATGGTGCACAACAACAAGCTCAACAACAACAAGCTATTGATCAAGCTATACAGAATTATCAAAATGCTCAAAACTATCCTTATATGCAGTTGGGCTTTATGTCTAATCTTATACGTGGTACCCCTACAGGTAACACTACAGAAACTAGGTACCAAGCTCAACCTAGTTGGCTACAACAAGTGGGTGGCGCATTAGGTACAGCAGGTTCTTTATATGGTGCAGCTACTGCTAAGAAAGCTGAAGGCGGAAGCATTGAAGACAACAGCTATGCTGAAGGTGGTATCGTAGGATACTTTGGCGGTGGTTCAGTTGAAGGGAGTATGCGTAGTAAGTTAGAGGACATGACTCCTCAACAATTGCAAAATGTTATTAGCAGTAGCTCTAGCAATGAAGTTAGAAGTATGGCTAAGGAAATCCTTGCGCAAGAAAGTTTTGCACGAGGCGGTATAGTTGCGTTTGCTAATGGTGGCGGACCGCAAGATTGGAAGTCTAGTCTTGAAAATATATCTCAAGAAATGACAGCCAAGGATTATAAATTACACGGATGGACAGATGAAGATATTGCTGAATACAAATCTTCAGGTCGTGTTCCTTTAGACCCTCAGAAACAATTAGCTCTACGTGCTCCAGAAGCTGAAATTCCATTACCAAATGAAGGTGAGAGCGGGGCTTATAATAGATATGAAGAAATACAACGTAATGCAAGGCGCGTTCCAGAATCTGAAGTTATAAACTTAGGTGATGATAATGCAAGAAAGCCTAGAGCAAAAACTGAAACTCCATTTGAAAGTGTTAAAAAAGGTAGAGAAGTAGGTGGTGTTCAAGCTGAACAGGGTGCGTATGAAGATATAGATTCTGGTCCTAGAAAAGGTATTCCAAGAGGCCCTATTGAAGGTGAGTATGTCCCTGCATCTAAACCTACAGCAGGTGGATCACTAGGTGCACCAGAACAAGAGCCAATTGATAGTCGTAAAATGTATTCTGATGAGACTGAGAAATACAAAGATGCGATGGAACAAAGACGTGCAGATATGGCTGCCGGTAAAAAGCAACCTATGAATGCAGGTATGGCTCAGGAGCAGTTAAAAGCTAGGAAGAAAATGGGAGCGGAAGCTACTGTTGAACGTCCAACTGGCGCCACTGCTGAAACTTCAACTTCTAAAGCTGTAGGTAAAGGTCTTACTGCTATAAAAGGTCTTGCTCCAGTAGCATTAAAAACATTAGGTACTTTAAGTTTACCAGAGTTAGTTGATGCTATGACAGGTCAACCTGAAGATTCTAAAACCTTTAAAGAATATGAGGATATAAAGAAAAAGTCAGGCATGAAAGGTGTGCTTGCACATATGCAAGATCAAGTTGTTGAAGGTAATGAAAAAGTAGCTAAAGGTATTGCCGAATTTACATCTGAAAATATAGCTGAACCAGTTAAAAAATGGTGGTCAGGTGAAGAAGGTCAAGCAGAGCAACCTGTGGCACAACCTGCTGTAGCCCCAAATGCACCTGCAGGGATAGATACGCAAGCGCAAGAGCCTTTGGTTCAACAAGATGCACCGTTATCAGCTGATGCGTATAATCCTATATACACTCAACGTAAACAACAACCACCTATGGGTGCAGGTAGCTCAGGTGTTGCGCCTCCTGCACAACGACCTATTTCTGCTGGTGCAGCTTTGGAAAGTGAACCAGAAGCTATTGCTCAAATTGCCAATACCACTGCTGAAGTTGCTGCGGCTAAGACTGAACAAGATATGCCTTTCTATATGAAGCAAGTTCAGGAAATGTATAAACAACAAGGTCTTGGCAATAACGAAGGCGCTAACGCCATGCGTGAAGAAATCATGGGGGAATTGGCTAATAAAGATGCTGAAGAAAAGAGACAAACATACTTGCGTATGGCTGAGTTCTTTGCTCACTGGGGATCAACTCCGGGCGCACCTTTAGCGGCAGGTATGCGATCTTTAATTGCTACAATGCCGGGGTACTTGGAAGATAAGAAAGATCAAGCAAAATTACAACGTGGTTTGCAAGAGTCGTTGTTTAAATTGGACCAAGCTGACCGTCTTGAAAAAATGGGTATGCTTAAAGAAGCTGCTGCATTAAAACATGAAGCTTCACAATTTGATCAAGGTATGATTAAACTCCAACATGAAGCTGTTCAAAATAGATTGCGAGATGAAAGCCAAGAACGAATAGCTAGATTAGGGATTCAAGGTAGAGAAAGAATTGCAATGCTATATGGCGATGATTCTGACGGGCGTTATGCAAATCAAACGACTCGTGCTGAACGAATGGTTAATATGCAATTAAATGCTGACAAAGTTAAATTAAAATCTTTAGATGCTGAACTAGGCGATGCCCAATTAGTGTCACCTAAATCTGTACCAGCCATAATGAAAAAAAGAGATGCTATTTTGCAACACATGGATGATATTGTAAAAGGTAGTGTCGGCTCATCTGAATCTACAGGGGAGACAGATGCCCAAAGAAGAGCTAGAATAGCTCCACATATGTCTAAAGAACAATTAATTGGGAATTAATAATGGCTAAAGATAATACTGTACCTTACGAAGATATTATTGATGCTGCTGCTAAAAAAAGAGGTCTTTCACCGGACCTCTTAAAAGGTCTTATTGAACAAGAATCTAACTTTCAACAATTTGATAAAGAAGGACGACCTTTAAAACCTTCAACAAGTAATGCGTTAGGGGTTATGCAAATAATTCCTAGATGGAATCCTGAATATGATCCAGAATTGTTAGCATCAGACCCTGAATATAACATTCATGCTGGTGCTCATAAATTATCTGGACTAATAAACAAAGCTAATCCTAGATTATCTCAAGATCAAAAAGAGAAATGGGCATTAGGTAAATACTACGGGCATGAAGACCCTTACGAAAATAGAAAGTATGCCGAATCTGTAACAGGTAAGCGTGGTAAATATCTTTCGATCGGAGAAGATCAACCTTTAACGGAAGAAGATATTGCATGGTATAAAGAAGACCAAGCACGGTTAGGTGCATTACCTAAAGTTGAAGGTGTATCACCAGAAGATGTGGCATGGTACCTTGAAGATCAGAAAAAGTTAGCTGCTGAACAAACTGCTGTAGCACCTGAAGTACCCGCAGAAGATCAACCCAGTATGTTAGGTGAAGCCTTTCGCAGAGGTGTGAGTGGTGTTAAACAAGCGGGTCAAGGTGTTGTTACTGGAGCATTGTCTGCACTAGGACAAGATGAACTTGTACAACAACGTATGGCTGAGCAAGAAGCATTAGCGAAATCTGAAGCAGAAACGGAAGCTTTACACCCAGAGCTAAGTTCTAAGACCTTTCAAAATATACAAGACATTGCTGAGAAAGAAGGGACATGGGAAGCTCTTAAGCAAATACCCGGGTATGTAGGACAAAAGATTGCAGAGTCTGCACCATCTACTGCAACGCCTTTAGGTGTAGGTATGGCTGTGGGTATGGTCAATCCTGCATTGGGCGTAGCTGCTGGTATTACAGCATCTATTGTTCAAGAGTTTGGCTTTATGATGGATCGCCAAATTGAAAAGGCTAAAGCCGCTGGTGAATTAAACCCTGAAAGAGCAGCCCTTGCTGCAATACCTGCAGGTGCGTTAGATGCTATTGCGGATAGATTTACATTAGGTATGAAGTTACCTTCATTCTTAACTCGTGAAGTTAAAGAAGGTGCTGTAAATGCCGTTACAAAAACATTTGGTGGCGAAGTTGCTAAACATGCAGCCAAAGGTGTTATCTCCGAAGTTCCAACAGAAATGGGACAAACTGAGTTAGAAAGATGGCAAGCAGGTGAACCATTATCCGGTCCAGAAAACTTAGCAGAAGTTAAAGAAGCTGGTATTTCTGCAGGTGTTGCTGGTGGCGCTGCAGGTACAATTGGTGGTACAGCATCTTATCTAGGGGGTACACCTACACCTGAAGCTACAGCAGAAGAGCCTGTTGTTCAACCTGAAACTGCTGTAGAAGCACCTGCACCCGAACCAATTGCTCCAGAGGGTGTTACACCTGAACTTGTAGAACCTACCCTTGCTCCTGACGTTACAGCAGTTGCGCCTGACGTTACAGAGCCTACTCTTGCTCCTACTCCTGACGTTACAGCAGTTGTACCTGAAGTTATAGGGCCAACACCTACTCCTGAAGTTACAGCAGTTGGACCTGAAGCTGTAGCACCTAAACCTGCGGCAGTTGCACCTGAAGTTACACCTTTTGTACCGCCAAAATTTAAAAAGGAAAACATATCTGAGTACGAATCAAAGTTTAGGACTTTAGTATCAAATTTAGATACTAAATATGAAACAGCAATGCAAAAGGTGGAAGATGAAGCCATATCGCAGGATGATTATGAGTATCAGAAAGATTTCCTAACAAGGCAGTATAGGGAAGATCATGCTAATCTTTTAAATCAATTTAAAAAGACTGAGCAACAAGCGCCTAGGTATTCTGTTGAAAATGCACCTGAATACAAAGCTTCACATCGACCTCCAAACATGGAAAATGGTGCACCGCTCCATGACGTAACTAAAGGAGGAGAAATATATCCCGCAGATATTTATAGTCCAAAAGGTTTGCAATATTATGGGACAGGGCAAGATAGAGCTGATAGAGAAAGCTTGAACGTAATTAAAAATACTAAAAATAAACCTGACGCCACGGTAACAATGTATCGAGCAGTGCCTAAAGATAGCAGTATTAATACAATTAATACTGGCGATTGGGTAACTCTTAGTAAAACTTATGCCAAAGAGCATGGAGAATCGGCTTTAGATAATAATTATAAAATAATATCTAAACAAGTTAAAGCTAACCAATTATTTACAAATGGTGATTCGATTAATGAATTTGGTTATTGGACTGAACCTACTGTTCAAACTACAAAAGTAGAAGAACCTTCATACTCTACAGCACCAACAGAAGCTACTACAGGTCATACTACAGCAAGTTTGAGCAAAGCTATGTCCCCTGAATTAAAACGCCTTGTAGCGTCAGGTAAGGCTGTTATACATGATACGCAAGCCACACTGCCGGGTGCGAATCATCCAGCTAATGTAAAGGGTATGACTACAGCTGAAGGTGTTACTCACTACGTTGCTAATAAGCTAACACCTAGTACTATGGAAAGCGTTGCACTACATGAAGTAGGCGTACATGCTGGCATGGAAAAGATGTTAGGTAAAGAGCTCTGGGAAGATGTTAAGAACCAAGCCTTGAACGGTCAAGGTAAAGAGTTTGACAGAGCCCGTGCTGCTGTACCTGCAAGTACACCTGCTCATTTAAAAGCTGAAGAAACTTTAGCGTATCTTGTTGAGCATTCTCCACAGCTTTCATTAGTGCGTAGGATTGTTGCAGCTATACGTAACTTTATGCGCTCTAAGATGGGTGCTAATATTAGACTATCTGAAGCTGACGCTCGTCAAATGGCTGTAGCATCAATGCGTAGAGAAGCCAAGACTGCAGTAAAGACTGCTCGTGAAGAGACTGCGTTTAGTAAAGAAAAGCTTACGGATAAACAGAAAGAGTTCTTACGTGAAAACGGGCAATCAAAATTAGTAGATAGTATTGAGGCAAATCAAAGACACCCAAACACTCGTATAGGGATGTCGCATAAAGAAGTATTAAATCGTATTGCTGAGATGGAAGAGTTTGCTAAGGATATGAAAAAAGTAAATGATACCATTAAAGCCCACGTTAAAAGTGGAACTGCATCTGAAAGTGAAATTAAAGCTTTAGAAAATAACCGTCAAACATTAAGTAATGCTTTTAAAGAACTAGCAGATTGGGTAATGCCAGCAGAAAACTATGAAACATTACCTCCTATTGCTACAGAAGAAGAAGCAGAAGATGCTTTAAGTGGTAAAACAAAACTTGGAGAGAAAAAAGATATGGTTGGACGAGCCTCTAAAGTTTTAAAAAGAGGTGATCCGGTACAACTACGACTTGACATCCCTGCGTATAGAGATCATAACGTATGGGTTGTGTCTGTGCATGAAATGGGCGACAGACTTACTGAAGCATTACGTGGAAAATCTCTTCGTGAACACACATTTGTCGATTCTAACTTTGGAGCAGGGGATCCAATAGGCTATGAACCAGTTGGTGCAGTAAGCGATGTTGCATTTGGAATGCAGCAAGCAGGTGCGTTAAGTATTGCTGCAGGTAATGCTAAAGGCACTATTGCAACTATTATTGGAAAATGGGAGCCTATATCACCTGAAAAAGCTAAGATGCGAGGGCAAAAAGCATTAGAAAGTTCATTAACTGGTGAAAAGTTTGAAGGGGGGAATTGGAAACAAATAGGTATGAACCCACTTAAACATTCTTATTTTTACGATAGGGATGGTAAAACTGGAAACAGGCCTGTTACTCATGCCGATGAAGTTATACAGATCGGTGGATTAGTGTTAGCTAAAAATGTTGTATATGGAGAACATGCTGACTTCTTGTACTCCGTAGGTAAAGAAAAGCCTGCAAGTGTGCAAACAAATGCATTTAAAAAGTGGTTTGGCAACAGTAAAATAAAAGATGATAAAGGAGAACCGCTAATTGTTTATCATGGTTCGGATAAAGAATTTAATACATTTGATTTAAACGCCGAGAAAAAGAATCGCACAGGTAATCCTAGAGGAATATACACAACTCCTAGTAAAGCAGAAGCCAAGACATATGGAAAAAATGTTATGGCGCTATATGCTAAAAGCGAGAACCCTTACATAGAAGGTAAGAGCGCAGTTAATAATAAAATGGCTGCCAAGTATGCTCAAGTTTTAAAAGATAACTATCCAAATTATGGGGACGATTGGGTAGATAATGTTATTGTTCCGCAATTTAAAGAATCTGGTAGGTTTAAGGACATTGACGGAGGGTTGAAAACTGATGTTATGGAAGCTGGAGGATATGACTCATATAAAGATGGCGAGCATGTTATTTTATTTAACCCTAATCAAGTTAAATCTGCTACTGACAACACAGGCGCATTCTCCGCTAAAAATCCTGATATCCGTTACTCAATTAAAGAAACCTTTGAAGATGAGCTTGGCTCATTTAAGAAACAAGCTGATAGCGTTAGCGATAAAGTTTTACCAGCTATGCTTAGCCCTTTGAGTGCATCGGGTGTTCAACAAGTTGCAGGGGAAGAGCATTTACCCGGAGGTAAAAAGGTTCTTCAAGATACACGTAAGTTGGCAGGTCTTAGAGATGAAATGCTAACTGCGTTTGCCAAAATGCGTAGGGACATATTCAATCCTTACATTAAGAAACACCGTAAGGAATTAAACAAGCTTGGCGACACTATGTCTGAAGCCACATTGTTAGGTGTATCTCCGGGAGAGAAGGGTAACATCGATGCCAAAATTGCTGAGATGGAGAAGGAAAGACCTAAAGGGTATGTTCAAACTATCCATCGGTTAAATCAACTTAAAGAAGATTATAAGAAGTTGTCACAACCTTCTAAAGATGTGTATCAACAATTATCAAAATATTATAAAGATTCTCTCGATAAGATCTTAGAAGCTTATGAACACAACATAAGAACTTCTGGAGCAACTCAACCAACTATTGATAAACAAATTGCCAAATTTAAAGAGCAAATGGGGGCTTTAGCAATTAGGGGCGATTACTTTCCGCTGATGCGTTTTGGTAAATTTGGTGTAGCTTATAAAGATGGAGAAGTTGATCCTGATACTGGTGAAGAAATTAAAAAGTTTACCAAGTTTGATACATCAGCTGAAGCTAAAAAGTTCTTAGCAAACTCAAAGATAAATGGCTATCTTGTACCGGACATCAAACAGTTCAATAAAGAAATGATTGGTGATAACAAGTCATTGCAAGAACTCTATGATGAGATTGATTCATCGTTTGAGAAAAGTCCTGATGTGGCCAAAGATGAGCTTAAGGATTTCGTGTTTCAGATGCATTTAATGAGTAAGTCTGATGCAAGTATGGCTAAGCGTTTTATTCATCGTAAAGGGACTCCAGGTTACTCTAATGACGTATTTAGAGCCTTTGATCACTACGCTATGAACATGGCTCGTCAGTTACCGCGTATTAAGTTAGGTCGTAACATTAGTAACGGACTGTTAGAGATTAGAAAAAAGATACAAGGGGTAAATCCTGAAACCAAAGAGCGTTATCCTGAGAAGTCACCGATCTATTACGAAGCTTTTAGTCGTGAGATCATGGATGCTCTACATCCAAAACTAACGGGTCCGATATCTAACTTTGCAACAGGTGCTGCGTTTAGTTATTACCTTACATCACCTGCTTCAGCAATACTGCAGTTAACCTCAGTAGCCTTACAAGGTATCCCAAGTATTGGTAAAAAGCATGGGTATGTTTTAGCCCATGCTGCTATGGGTGCAGCTACTAAAATGTACTTAGGCAGTGGGATAGGTGTTAAGACAGGTTGGTGGAACATGGAGCGTGGGGCAAAACTATATAGTGCTGAGCATGGCGGTTATAAAAAACTTATAGGCGATGCTAAACATGCAGATCAATTTGATATTGAGAAAGCTTATAAGTCATTCCTTGAAGAAGGTATTATCACCAGCGGTATTCATGCTGAAGCATTTAGTGGTAAGAATCGTACTACGGGTGCTCATGAAAACGTCATGCAAAAAGCTGCTAACTTAATGGACTTAATGTCACAACCGTTTGCTCAAATGGAATCTGCATCTCGTCAAATTGTAGGCACTGCCGCATACATTGCTAATATGAAATCAGGTATGACACACGCTCAAGCTGTTGAGGCGGCGATTGATTCTGTATATTTAGACATGGGTGACTTTGGATCGACAGGTCGTGCCACTCTAACTAAGAGTGATATAGCTAGGGTTGTGTGGCAGTTCCAACAGTATGGGGCTAAGTTGTTATTCTCTATGGCAAAATCTGCTGTAGATCTAGCTAGTAAGAATGGGTATAAACGTAAAGAAGCTGTTAAACATTTGTCAGGACTAATGGCTATGCATTGGTTATTTGCAGGTGCGTTAGGTCTTCCTGCTGCAGGTATGGTCGGTGCGTTCAATGATCTACTTAAAGATGCATTGAGTGATGATGAATGGCACAACTATAAAGCTGACTTAAGGGCGTACTTAGAGGCGCAAGGTGTTGATAGAGCATTTATTAACATAGTATTAGATGGTCCACTCTCTACACTAACAGGTTTGAAATTATCTGAACGCTTAGGTGCGCATGAACTTATACCGCTTATTCATGAGTCACAAGTAAATGACACACTAGATGTATCTGCCAAAGATAGATTGTTTGAAATGTTTGGCGGTGCGGCTGGGTCATTGGCTGTTAATATATCTGAAGGCGTGGGTCTATTTACCAAAGGCGAAACTGAAAGAGCTATTGAAAAGTTAGTTCCTAATGCAATAGTTAAAAATGCATTAACTGCTACTCGATATGGTACAGAAGGTAAGATCAATGCTAAAGGTGAAGAGGTTATTGCTAAAGAAAAGTTCACACCTTATGACCTATTTGTACAGTCACTAGGTTTTACACCTTACAAAGTATTCAAAGGTGAAGAGAGTGCTCGTAGTGCTAAAACGGATGTTAGCTTTATTCAAGATAAACGTACAGAACTATTAGCTGAGTTTAGAGAAGCTCTTAAAGAAGGTGATACAAAAGAAGCTTTGGCAAACATTATGGCTTTTAATAAAAAATATCCGTTTGCGGGTATTAGTGGTAAGAATATTAAACAGTCTGTAAAAACTGCAGGTAGAGCTAGAGCAACAGCAATATTTGGAATGAACTTTGGTAAAGGTGAACAAGCAATGAAAGAGAAGTATGCAGGGATGGTTGATGAAGAAGACTTTGAGTTTGGAACTGAAGAAGAGTAAATAAAGAGTACCGCATAGTTATGAGCTATGCGGTTTTATTTCAACCTACGTAGTTGTAGAGCCAGAAGATGTTAGTAACAAAGAAACCAACGCCAAAGAAATAAGCAAGTTTTGATAGCGTTAATATTCTTGCAGAGGCTGTTTCTAATGCAAACACTTCAAAGTCAAATTCATCTTCTTCACATTCATTACCATCCTCATCCAAAATTATAAACCCATCAGCAATATGCAATAGGCCGTTAATAATTTCATTATTTGGCATCCCAACTACGTCACTTATCTTTCTACCCATTGTATTCTCCAAAGATGATCGGGATAATTTGCTGTAACTCTTTCTCGATTGCCAAGGCTACTTCACGTACTTCAATTTGAGCTGATGCGCTTGATCTAAGCTTGATAAAGTCTTTCCAAGCCTGATAGTTGCCACATACAAAAAGCTCTGTCTCTTGCGCTTGTGGGAGGATGTAACGAGCGTCTTGTTTAGACATACCGCCTTCACGTAATTGTTTATACAATTGTTTAGACCGATCAATGTGTTCGCTCAATGCAGTATCATATTGCTCATATGATTCAGGAACTAAAAACATTGCCTTACCCTCATCACAATAGCGGGAGCTACGTACTAAGTAGTCTAAATGCTTGCTACGAGTTAACTGAGCGAGGCATACCCTGCTAATACCTTCGATACGGAATACAGCGTTACCAAAACGAAGAACAGACAAATGCCCAACACCGATAATATGAGCCAATCTTTTTTCATTATTACCTTCTCTGCCGTAGCAAATCCCGGCATATTTTCCTAAGTTACTAGGGTTAGTATATTCTTCTAATGTAATTTTCATGGGTACCTTTTATCTCTGATGTTTGATTATATTAGCTTCCCACAATGGAGTTTCTTGCTTGCACTCATCACAAATCTTTATATTTAATCCATAATAATTTCTAAATGTTTTGCAAACATGTGGGGGTGTAAATCGCTTCTTAGTTGAGTTTTTCATTTCTACGGTTTATGTGCTCGTCAACTGATTTATCATACCCTGCAATCTGTTCCGCAGTAGTGGCGCAGGTAGAACGTACAAACTTATAACGGTAAGCGTCTAGTTTTAATTCTTCTATCTCATCCTGTAGTGCGGTAATCTTTTTTAATTGTCTTAAAAATAAGTCGTAATCGCCATCACCTTCAATCATCACTCCTCCGAGGCTTCTAGTTTTCTAATCTCACGGTCTAAATAAAACATAGCTTTCTTTAAGTCCTCAACTTTGCTTATCTTATATCCTGCTCTCGATACGTATTTTATTACGTTAGCTAAGTTGAAGTTCTTATCTAGACCTTTTGCTTCTATATAGTCTATTGTCTCAATACCACCATGTGTGTAGTGACTTGGGTTGTTAATCATGTCTTGAACTTTATCTTTTACTTTCCATACTGCTCTTACGTTTGTCTCTTCGTTTATCATCTTATAGTCCTCATATTGTTTAGGGTAGCACCAAAGGTTTATAGGGGGAAATATGAAGTCAGCCCATTTCATTTTTTATAAAATCTAAGACTTATCCCGTAAGTTTTTCGTTCTGCGTCATACCTTTCTTTAATACCATTATGTATCTCTATACCAGCTGCATCTGCAAATTCTCGCAACGCCCACATAACTGTATGTAACTCACGTTGTTTAAATCCTTGAAGTCCTAGAGTTGTACGATTGTCTTCACTTTTTAGTGCTTCACTTTTTTCCACTGCTTCAGCATATGCCTCTATGTAGGTAGCTGGACTAGGGTCTGCATATGCCCTTCTCACCTTTTCTTCATCATTCATCACCACCCACTCCTCTATGCTTTTTTAAAGTTTTTTCTTTTTCGTATAGCTCTACTACTTGTTCGTATTCTTCCTCAGTTAATATCATCTTAAGCACGTTTAGTCGTGTTTGTTCAGATACAGTAACGAATTTTGGAAACGCTTTCATGTATGCAGATTCTTCTCTATACCTACTAACTATAGAATTAGGCACCGCGTCTTTGTATTTTATTTCTTTACTCATAGCATTTCCAAATAATATTTAAAATATATAGCAGGACAGGGGTAATAAACACCACTAGGGCGATAATAATACAATCTCTATCTGCTCTTTTATCTGATTCGTTTATCACCAACCACTCCTCTCTGCGCTTTCAGTACATTCTCTCCAATGCCGTGTGCTTTTTCAGCATCTCTAAACCCTAAATAATATCCCGCAATACCTTCATCTGTTATATTAGCCTCAGCAAGTGCATCAAGTTTATCCTCGCTCAAAGGCTCACGTTTTAAATCAAGCTCTGCTTGCGCATAACCTTCTTGGTAAAATACTCGATTAGTTTTAACCTGTTTCATTAACTCTTCACCTGTAATATCTGATACAGGAGCCTCTACTGCTAACTTAAACTCTTCTTCAGTACGAGAGGGTGGTAGTTTAAGTCCCGGTATCCACATATCTACTATTTGTTGCATGAATTCTCTATCCCTTCGTGGGTATTCTTTATCTATTTGTCGGTCTTCTCTATTCATTACCAGCCACTCCTCTCTGCGCTCTCGGTACATTCTTTACTACACCATCGCCTACCATCTGACACAGGAGCATCGCACTCCCAACACTGCCCTGACTCATTAGAAAAGATGTCTAATTTAGCACCTTTTGCAATCTCTATTTGCTTGTCCAAGATAAGTTGTGCTTGGTCGTTAGCTTTATCAATATCATCAGCCATAACTTTTCTCACAGGCACGGAATGGGTTCCGTAAAGATATGGTTATTACCCACGCCGTTCTTTGTTTATTAGTTTTCTTGTTCGCCATCATCAGTCTCGTCATTTACATTCTCTGTCTGCGCATCTACATAGCCTAATTTATAGCCTTCTTTTATAGCCATAACTATGTCAGGGTACGCACTCCAAATTTCATAACATTCTTTGTCAGTCAACATGACAGTATACCCGTTAGCACAAAGCCAAAACAGTAAAATTTAGTAGCAGAGACATTATTAACAATGCTGTTAGTGCTACAGCAATTGTGCGGTACTTATCTGCACGTTGGTCACTCTCATCACAATTATAGAATCTCATATTTTTTAAGTTCCTCTTTTAATTTACCTATCTCATCAAGTATCTTGTAATAACCCACCGCTGTTAAACAAGCTGCATATGACCCATCGTGCGCATGATTCCACCCACCTTGCGCCTCTAATTCTTCAATAGTCATAACTAGACTCCAGTTGAACCAATACCATTATCAGACCTGTCAGTATAATCTAAATCATCTGATAATTCCCACTCTACTGTTGGTACAGGCACGATCATAAGCTGAGCAATACGATCACCAGTGTTTATATAAAAGTTCTCTTCAGTGTGGTTAAATAGATGTACCTTAACCTCACCTCTGTAGTTCGCATCAATAACACCTGCACCAACTTCAATACCATTCTTTACAGATAAACCACTTCTTGACTTTATAATCCCACAATAACCTTCTGGTATTGCTAGGCGTAAACCTGTGCTTATCAGTTCTCTGTCGAGTGCTCGCACAACTGTACCTTTATCAGCCTCAATATCAAAAGCTGCGTCTGATGGATATGCTTTATTTAATTCTTTTGTTGTTTTAATTATCATTAGTTTTCTCCCATTCTTTACGAGCAACTTCTCTGAAGTCTTTTAAGTATTTTAAAAACTCTTCAAAAGATTTATCATCATTGTATAACTTAATATTTATTTCTATATCAGTGACTATAAGAACTTCCGCCAGTGTTTGCCAAACATGTGATATCTTCATATCATCAAAAACATCACATATTTTATCAAAAGCTTCTTCTACATCTTCGTGTTGAGTAATCATTTTAATATCTCCAAAGCCCGTCTTCAGTTTTAACAGGTGCTACACCAATGCCAATAGAAGTTGTAACTGGAGCACCTCGTGCAAAAACTTCGTGTGCAAGGACTTCCTTAGCTTCTACTTCTTTACCATACTCATTCATAAAGCATTTGAATGTATCAGCAAAGTCTGAATCTATAGTGCTAACATATTTGTATATACCGTGTGCATGTAACTCCCATTCATTGTCATACCATTCCTCTGATTCAGTAGGTAAGGATTTTATATAGGATTTTAAATCTTCTAAATCTATTGTTATCTTACTCATCTCTTTTTACTCCTCTCTGCTAACATTCTCTCTTCTAACATTGCGTCTGCCATGATGTATGCAACTGAACTTATGTATTTATAATCTATATCATCGTCCATAGCTAATACCCCTTGCATCGCAAGTCCAGCAAAGTGATCTCGAAGGGCTGCATTATCAAGCTTACGATTGTTATAACCATCACTGTATAATTGTCCTGCAAACATCTCTATATTGCCATTTCTGTTACTTGTTATGCCGTACTTCTCTGCTAATTCTGTTACTCTGCTCATTCCCCACCTCCAATGCCGTGTGCTTTTATAATTATTACTGCGCTTGGAAAAGGTGCGCTGTTCTTATGCCCACCAAATTTAAGCCTACCTTTAATAAATCGTATTTCATGTTGAATGCAGTAGTCATGCCACCATCGTGTATCAGTTCTTGCTGGAACTAAACATACAACAGTACAATTTCTCAGGTTGGGCGAGGACTTCTTCGATCTTTTTGTATAGTCTAGAACTAATAGTCCAATGCCTATCAGCGTCTCCATCTAAAACTCTTTGTAGCAACTCTCTTTCTCTACTCATCACACACCTCCTCAACATCAGCATTAGCACCTATGTGTACAAGAGCGTCACCTAAATAACATCTAGAGTACATACCATCTATACGCTCAAGCATGAACACAGTTTGGCTGTCATCATCAACTAAAGTAAATCTACTATCTCTTGGTAATTCATATAATTTCATTT